ATAACCACCCCTAATGCTTATTTGTCCACCAGGTGCTTGTAAACCTGAAGTACTACTACCAGCATCCCCTGCTTCAATTCTGATATCTCCACCATTACCTGCATCTTGTGTGTTACCATCAGAACCATCTCCAGCAAAAATGTTTATATCTCCACCTTCAGCAATTTGATCAAAAGCACCTTTATCACCTATTAGTGTAATATCATCTCCTGATTCAAGGATAATATCATCACCAGTTAATGTTCTAATATATAAGTCAGAACCTGAACCTGATGTTTGAATTACTGCAGTACCTGGATTAAATGTTAGTTCTGCATCACCAGCATTATCTGTAAGTACAACTTCTCTTGTACCAGCAACTAATCTATCAATAACTAAATTTGAAGCTAGGTCTTGTACAGTAATTGTTACAGAAACATAATCATCATCCCGCCTATCAGTTTTTACACCTAATGGTATTAATGTTTTTGAAGGATCAACGGTAGATACAAGTTTGCTACCTCTTATCCAACTTATAAAATTTAAAATATCCATTGTAATTATTATGAGTTAATGATCATAAAATGTATGCGAACAGAATCATTTAATGGATTAAGGGTATCAACATTAGATATGATTAATTTAAGTGACCCTGCTATTAAAGCATCTAAACTAGCTACCGGAAATCCAGTACCAGAATACTCAATAGTTAAAAGAACAGTTGAATTAGCTTTAAGATGAGAATTGTTAAAATTAAATACTTCTTGTCCTGTTGCTGCTGTAGTAAGTGCTACAGTTTCAACAACTCCGTTTCTTGAATTAAGAGTTACTGGATTAGTTGAAACAATTAATTGAGTAACTGTTCCATTATCATACAATGATTGTAAAGGTTCAGCATTTACCGCAAGTGGCAACCAAGCATCATCTCTACTTGCATCTCTAGCTCCAACTGCTAATAAGTTTGGTACATCTGTTGGAAGAGTTTCTCTATAGTTACCCGCTTTAATCCAAGAAATAAAATTTAAAATATCCATGACTTTTTGTTTTTAATTATATACACTATATCTATAATATAATAAAAATTATCCAGATAACAAACTATTGAGAAACTAATTCTTTATATATCTCCATTGTATCATCGACTAAAATAATTCCCTTATCAGTTTCTACATGAAGCTGAGTATCACTAATCACCTCAATAGGTCCTGTGATAGTGTATTCTATTCCGTTTATATTAATCATATATCTGTACTATTACTCTTCTCCACCCTAAGTTATCGGGTGTAGTAGATGAATTTTGAATTGCAAAGATTAAGTAATAAGCAGTGGCAGGATTAAATGCAAATAAAGTCATAGCTCCTGTAGTATTATCATTGTTAGTGGCGCTTGCACTATTGTAAAAATTTAAGTTAGTTCCATTAAAGAAAAAATTTCTTTCTAATCTTCCAAAATAAAAAGTCGAAGTCATAGATAATGCTGTGGCTAATAATGTTGCTCCACTCAATGAGTTTGTGGTATTAATGTATATTCTACCCGTTGAAGTAGATGAGCCTGAAGTTTTCGTTAAAAGTCCTTTTATGTAAAGAGTATTATCAGTTACCAAAGTTCCTGCAGGTATCAATACAGATGCACTTATTTGATTTGCTGTACCTGTTAGGTTGCTACCATTAATACTAGCTAATGTCCTTGGGTTAGTAGTTATATTCCCACTACCTAATAAAGATGTTGAGTTTAAGGTCTTGATACTGGTACCTGATACTAATATAGATTGATAAGTAGTTGCTGCAGTCGCTGATGTAAGATAAGGTGTTAATGCTGAGGATGTTATAAATCCATCTGGATTAGTAAGAGGATAGTAATAAGTATTATAAGTACTTAAACCATTATTCCATTGTACACCAGGGTTAGGATAAGTACCTGATAAATCACCCCCGGCAGAACCTGTAGGTGAACCACCTCTCTCGCCTCCTGTTGTTTTAGGTTTACCATCTGGACCAGTTACTTGTAATCCACCACCATATACATTACCGTTTTTATCAGTTAGTTGCATAATCTAAAATATATGAGTAATATACTGTTCCTAATATATTTGAATAAACAATAAGTTGATCACCTTCATTAAGTGGATATACTAATGGGTCTGTTACTGTATCTCCCGCAGATAAAGTTAGTTCATATAATGTTTCAGTATTAGACGTCCCCGCATTATATCTATCTAATCTAAGTGTATATGCTGCAGGATTATTAAATCTAAGATTTATAACTTTGACTATTGGTAAACTAGCATTACCGGTATACAATATGGTACCCGTAACACTAACTTGTCCTTGTTTAACTATTTCAACCATAATATAATATACAAAAAAATCCCCAGTATTCAAACCGGGGATTTAACCTATTCTGATTGGAGAAGACAGGTTAGATGAGTAATCCCATTGCTAATGATAAAGATAACATAATCACTATGCAAAGATTAGCAAGTCTCATTCCTGGCTCATCAATTACATATTCTCTTTTAATTCTATCATAAGAAGGTTTATAAAGAATATTAGTTAACAACCATAGGAAGGCTATTGCTAAAATCATTACTGTAATTACTAATGCTTTCATCATTTCATTTTTAAAAGTTTCTCTGATATCAACAATGCACTTGTGATATCTCCAATTGCTTGATCAAACAATAAGCTTTTTACTGGTGATCTGTTTTCATTGTAGTTATCCTTAAGGTCTTCTGCTAGTTTAGAAAACATTTTTCTAACTTCAATAATTTGTTCGGGCTCATTAATCTCTTCTGAGTCTAAACCAACTAAGATATCCCCAAAAGAATAAATCCTAGTTTCTAATACTGCTTGTTGTTCTTCCATGGCTTATAATTTATTGATTCTTCTTTGTAAATATACTAAAGCTTTTTGTAAATCCTCTTTTTTAGTATTAGTTTTTTTACCAGCTCTTACAATATACTTGATAACATTACCAAGATAAAAGTCTTCATCTAACTCCCACGCTTCTAATACATTAAAGACTTCATATGTAGAATCTTTCTCTCCATAATAAGTTGGTCTGTATATTTCTGTATTAATTTTATTTGGATCTTTAGCGTACATATCTTCAAATTCTTTAGTTAGATTTACCATACTATTGCAATATCTCGCTCAGCTACCATCAACTTAATCCCTTCCTCTAACTCAACTGCTTCAGATGCTTGTAACCCAGTGATTCCCATATATACTTTATCCCCGGGCTTTACTGATTCTACATCATCCCCCACTGCATAAACTTCTAACTTAGTCCATGTCTTTCTCATGTCCATCTCAATAGCCATCTTGTCTGACTCACTTAATTGAAACATTGATTCTTTTGCTTCTGGTTTGTTTAACAAAACCCTTTTTCCTTTTACTTGCATTGTTTTTGTTTTTAGTTTTTCAAATAATTCACGCGCATGAAGATTGTTCTCTGATGACTCAGTAGCTTTTTTCCAGAGTAATTTTTCTTCATTCGTCATAGGCAAATATATAAAAATTATTTTATCTACCTTGTGCCCTATACTTTTTTTTATAATTCTTAGAACTCTTTAGATTACTAGTTCCTGATTTTGCATGAATCCCTGGCCGGGATACTTTTGCACTAGCAGACTTTGCTGTGCCTTCTTTTAACTTTGCCATGGTATAAATTATTAATTACTGTGCAATATACTTAATTTTTTATTACTCGGTTAAATGTAATATTGTTTTTTGCTCTTATGTCTTTGTGAGTAAACTGCCATAATTCTCCTGTATCATTTAGAATCACAGTGTATATAGTATCTGTTTCATGCCCATAGTCAGTTACTAACCAAATGATCCCCGGGCCTTTTGGTGTATTTACTTCTATTCTATTGGCTGGTTCATAGATCATAATTATATATCTTAATTTGTTCATCCCTCTCTACTAGTCTTGTGTAAAGTTCAATATCTTTACTCCACTCTTTCCCTGTCCAGAATTCAAACCCTAAATAGCTTGACTTATACAGACAGCACTTCTCATATCCTCCTAGCAAATATACATATTCACAGCCAAGTATCTTAGCAGTTTCACATTCATACATTTGTGCTACAGTTCCTAAAGAAAGTTTAGGATCAGCATAATCCCAGATAAACTGGTATGCTACAAATTGTGTATCAAACTGTTTATATAAACTTATTCCAACTAATGTATCTGCCCAATACTCTATGACATTGCAATCCTTAAAAGATTCAAGTTTAATATCCCGCTTAAATCCATGGTGTGTACAATACTTATCATACAACTCCATGTAAGCTTCTAGATTACCAGCAATATCCCCATGTTCTAATATAATTCTTTTGGATAATTTCTTTGTTGTTTTAGTTGGCTTGTATTCTGCTAGATTTATCCGGGTGCTTCTTTCATTGTACCATCTACCCTCCCAGGGAATCCATCCTTCTTTAAGTGCACCTATAGAAGATTCATTTTCTTCTAGTATGCCATAGGCACAATTGACTATGATTTCTAGATCACTTACTTTACCAAAACCATTAATGTGATCAAAATATATTTTCACTTTCTTGAGAAGAAGTTTTTCTTTGGTGCTTCTACCTTGGTAGTCTTTAGTTTCTCTATAATCTTATTTGCTTCATCTTCGGCAAACTGAATAACCTCTTCTTCCTTATCTTTGATATTCCAGTTGTTTAGTAAAAGACTCATGTGCATAGTTTCATGCATAACAGCTGTTGCTTTCTCTGTAGGGCTATACTTCTTGAAAGTACCCATGTTCAAAAACAAGAATGGTTTGTTTGGAGCTTTACCTGTTAACTTCTTATCAGCGGGATCATAGTTAGTGAATCCATATATGTAAACTCCATTGCCCTTAGTCTTGTCTACTTCTTCAGCTTGAGCATCTGCTCTATTTAGCCCATGCATTTCCGGGACATTGTAATAGTCAAATATCTCAGTAGCATCATTACCAATAAGTACTATATACTTGCCCATGTCAAACTTCTTCATATACTAATATACGAATTATAATTTAACTTTTAATACTTTAGACTGCCCACTTTCCCAGACTCTAAGTTCATACTCCCCTATAGGAAGATGAATTAAGTTCTCTCCCATAGTAGGTATAGTATCTGTATAACCAATAACCTGGACATACTCATACCCTTTAATATCAAAAGAACCATAGGCATCACAATTCTGCGGAGACTTACACCCAGACATAGAACAAGCAATAGCAATCCCTATACATAAAGCAAATACATATAGGAAGAATATCTTCCATTTTTCCATATAACAAATTTAAATAACATAACAAAGGCCTGGGCTTTCAACTCCAGACCTATGTCTTACATATTAACCCAATATATAACACCGCAAATATAAAACTATATTTTAATATTTCAAATAAAATTTTTATCTCTAGCCTATTTGCAAACTTTGTATTTAGTAGGATGTGTGGGGTCATACAACAACACCCTCCCCCCCTCTTGCCAACTGCACATACCCCCCGCACTTTGGCTGGCGCACATTTGAAATCCAAAACTATTCTCTAAAAAGTTTGCTGGAGAAAAAGATTTTTACTTCTTCCTACTTGTCTTGAACCAACTAAATCTAAAGACATGGTAACTTATGTAATTATTAACGGGATTGTAACTATCAAAGGCTGGGAAAGAAATCCTAATGCTTGATAGTGTAGGAGAATAGGGCATTAAGCCCTCTTCTCTTTTTTTTTACTTCTTCCTACTTGTATTGAATAACTTTTAAATTCTAAACCTATGAGAACTGATGTGAAAATTATCTTCATGCTTGAAGATCCAATGCTAAGAATTGAGAAGTCCACTACTGATGACAGAGTGTGTTCATCTGCATATATGCAGAAACTACTGAACACCTGGATCACAACTGGGCTTCTCATAAAGGCAGAGGAAACTGTGTTGCCTAATGGATTCATTAGACATAGAATCCTTAGAAAGAAAGATGCTTAGGCATCTTTTTTTTATACTTCTTTCTACTTATTGTGAACCAATTAAACTAAATACAATGATGCCATTTATCGGAAAATTAATCTGGGTAGGTATAGTGCTAGTGCTAGTATATATACAAGTACAACAAGAAGAAGCTTAGGCTTCTTCTTTTTTTCTACTTCTTTTTACTTGTCTTGAACTATTAAACTATTTATTATGAAAAAGATTGGAAATTATTTGTTTGCTGTTGTAATTATGGGTGCTATCTCTGGACTTGCTGTTTCTATGGGTACACACATTCTATTAGGAATGGGAGTAATGAGTTTGTTTTGGGCAGGTATGTTTGCACCAATGTTAGGGGATTAATTTCCCCTTTTTAATCTTTAGTAAGGTAAGAACTATTAAATTAAATACTATGATAACAGCAATTCTTTGGGGACTTGTGTTCCTGTTGGCATACATTAAGTATAAAATTATAAGGGGGTAATT